AAACGATCTAGCGTTTATCATACGTTAGAACAGATAGGTTTAGGTGATCCAGATGCGTTATCTTTTTAGCGGCATCTAGTAGAATGTCTGGTCCTTTAATAATAAGGACCTCATTCCAATCCTTAAAGCCATCGGGAGGAGTTGCCGTCTTGATGTTATCCTTTCTTGCCCAAAGGGCTAGGTCTAGGAACTTCTTCCTACCTTCCATACCGGCGGCATCATTATCAAAGGCGCATACTAAAGGTCCTTGGTATTGAGACAGTTGTAGCATCTGTTCACGGCTCGTAAAGCAGCTTAGAGTCGTTGTTGCATTCAACCCCACTGCCTGTAGGCTAAGGCAATCAAAGGCTCCCTCAGTGATATACAGAGGCTCATACGAGCCGTAGTCGAAGGGGTATAAGACCTGGGAGGACTTGAGGTTCTTGCAGTTTAAATACTTAGGTTGCTCATCGCCTAAAGCCCTCGCTTGAAAGTAGAATAACTTATTATGGCGGTTAAAGAAAGGGATGATTAGCCTACCGGAATACTTGCCACTCTTGGCTAGGAAAAACTTAAACCCTGATAGCATTCGACGATCTACAAAGGGGTGATCCTCCACAATCTCAAAGTCTTCTGAATCATCTAAGTCTGAGTTAATCTTATTGGGATCAATAGCTTCGATCTTTTTCGGAGGCGCAAACCTACCCCCGTTAGCCATGAAGTCTTCAAAAATAAACTTCTCGTAAGCCTCACGATAAGATATCTTTTCAAGCAGGGAGTACAGCTTTACAAAGTTTCCGGTCTCCCCCGACTTAAAGCACCTCCACAATCCTGTCTCTAGATTGATGCTCTGATGTCGCTTCCAGTCATCGGCGACGAATAAGGAAGGCACAGTAAACTCCCTATCGTCACTGCAAAGCCGCCCGGTGTCTTTAAACTTACCCAGACAATAATCTCTGATGAAGGTCATTCTAGAACTATAATAGGTTGTAAGAATTCAAAAAAGAGCTAAATACTAATGTTCATAAATAATATATCAAACTCGCGTAGCGACATTATAGACCAATGTCTTCTAAAATACAAGTACAGATACGTAGATCGTTTCCCTGGCTTTGGGAGTAAAAACCAAGACGCTTTGAACTTCGGATCATTCATTCATAAGATCTTTGAAGATGGCTATAAGTCGAAGGACATGAAGTCCCTTTTGCGTATCGCGGAACAAGAACGGCCAACCTACAAAGTCCCGTTCACTGACAATGAACGAATGAAGTCCTGTCTAGAGAACTTCCTACTATGGAATGCAAAGCTGGGTGAGACGGTCTCTGCTGAAATGAATGTTAATGTCCCCTTAGACACAAAGAATGACATTACGTTTATTGGCATCATTGACCGTGTGGTGAAGGGAACTGAGGGTGGATACCTTGTCATTGACTACAAGACATCTAAGAGGGAGAAAAAGAAAGCATCCTTGATGGATGATAATCAGCTAAAGGGATATGCGTATGCAATCCACGAAATGTACAACGTTCCTTACGATCAGATCCATTGTTCTCACTACTACCCTGTAACTGGAAACTTCGTCTCAGTTAAGTTCTCTAAGTGGCAAGTTGAGCAGTGGAAGAAAAAGCAGATTGAAAAGGTCTGGATGATTCGCAAGAAAAAGAAGACTGAGTTTTGGAGTCAACAAAACATGTTCTGTGATTGGTGCGAGTATCAACCAGCCTGTGACAAGTTCCATTCAGCTTCAGAGGTATGTATTCGGCTGGAAGAGCAGAAGGGTCTGAAGGAGAAGCTTAACGAGGCTAAGAAGAAGGGTTAGCCATACACAAAGGCGTAAATCATTAAAAGTAAAATACCGTAACAAACAATCCTTTCACACGATCCCACAGGGCGATCTGGATCAAAAGGCTCAATCCATCCCTTGTTCGCGCCAAAAGATCCGTTAAATACCGAGTTGTCTAGTTTTTTATTAGTCATCTTTAATTACCTCCTTTAGGTTCCCTTGTATTATAGGGGAATAAACTCTGTAGTCAATGTCTTTTAGGAAGGATTCCACAACTTCTTGACTGAACCCAGAGTCAACGACGAGAAACTTATTTAGGATCTGCAACTTTAAGGGCTTTCTAGTATCCAAGCACTTCAGTAGCCTCATCTGTAGTAAGGAAGGTAATCGCTTACCGTATTTAAATCCCCACTTATCTACAAACGAACTACTGAACGTAAAGCTCAGTAAATCAATAACTTCCACTAAATCCTGTTCTAAACTCATTAATTGCTTTAAATCCTATAAATAAGTTATAGACACGGATTTTTGAGAAAGTGAATAAATTTACTAAAAATACTTAATTTTTACAATGGTACGCAAAAAAAAGATTGATGAAGATCTTCAGGATAATTTAGGTTCGTTTACCTACATGGTGAGGGAAACTTCCTATATAGGGTTAACTCCTGGTGACCTAGTCCAGCTTACCTATAGTGGAAGCCTTCGACACGGGGTAGTCATTGGCACACCCAAAAATACCCGTGGGATATTCATGTCTTCCCAGAACAACACACTGCTTAATGTTTTAGTGTTTGACTCACTAAAAGAGGGTATGTTTTCTTTAATGGTAAATAACCTATACAAGAACCCCATTAATTGTACTTATAGCAATTCTACCATAATTGGGGCTTTATTAGGTAAACAGAATTTAAGATCTTTTAATACGGCTAAGTTTGACTACGTACTTTCAATTGAAATACATAAAGAAGAAGATACTAGAATATGAGTGATACTAACGACAATAGCGACAGCACTAGAAAGCTTGCCCAAGCAGTAGAAGCAAATACTGAACAGCTTCGCAATAACCAATCTCTAGAGAAATCACGGAAAGCGTCATTCCAAGGTCTCCAAAACTCTTTTATAAAGTTTGTAGCTCCTATGACTCGTTTACAATCATCCATCAATAGGATGGATGAGACTAATCGTAAGGTCCTAATGAGCGCAGGAACAACCTACGCCAAGCTCGAAAAATCCTTAGAGAAGAATTCAAGTGTTCTTGATAAGAATCTTGTTAGTAACCGTGCGCTAATATCTGAAATTGCAAAGAACTTTGGGGAGGGTATAAGAATTAATAATGGTGCCATAACGGACCTTACCCAGGAGATGATTGCCACCGGGCAAAATACCGCTCTACAAAGGAAGATGAATGCTGACCAAGTATTGCAGACGGGAAATAATACTAAGGCTGTTCAATCAATAAACAAGACTAATAAAGACGTAAGTGATAAGTATGGAGTTTCTAACGATAGATTAATTGAGTCTTTAAACTCTTTAAAAGGCGTAATGGATCAAGCTTCTTTCTTCGGGCCTGAAGCGGTCACATCCTTTAAAAATATATCTATGGAACTTAAAGGTAAAGCAGGAGGGTCGAATATTGAAGGTGGTCTTGCTGCTTTATTTAAAGTCATAGGTCCTGGTTCTGAAGGCATAGCTGCTAGTCGCCTTTTAGGTGCGGGTGGATTGCGTCAAAAGGTCGCAGCGGGAGGTTCTATAGGGACTGAAGATTTAGCCCCAATATTTGCTAACCTTGAAAGGATAATTGGATCTTCGAAGGGGGAATTTGGAGCGGAAATCGCTGGTGCTAAAACGGGGTTAGGAAAGGATCAGATGGTTCAATTAATGCAATTGAATAACATTATGAAGTCCAGCTTTGAGCTTAGTAAGGATGAGAAAGCAACTCAAGATGAAAAGTTTAATACTTTAAAGAATCTTCAAGATAAGCAGAACGACTGGTATGATTCGGGCGCAGGGAAAATGTTAGGTCTTCTTGGAGGGATAGACTCTAGCCTTATTTTCATGGTAGGTAGTATCGCTCAGGGAGGGGGTATAACAGAGACCCTTAGAGGTATGCTTCCCGGTGGGGGAGGAAAGGGGGGAAAGGTAGGACCTGGACAAAGCAAAGGCACACAAGCTGGTATAGGCGCATTGACGGGAGCATCAAAAGGGAACAGATTAGCGGGTGGGCTGAAAGGAGCGGGAGTGGGCCTGGGACTTGGCATGGGCATCGGTGCTTTGGGTGACGCTGCTTTGGGAGAAGGTACCCTTTCTAACACAGCAATGGGGGTAGGTATGGGAGCTATTGCAGGTCCTTGGGGGATGGCTATAGGTGCGTTAGTGGGAGGTGTTATGGATATTGCTAATTACACCGGGGAATCGTCTAAAGCCGATAAAGAGCGTGTTGCACAAGAAAAAGAAAAATTGGATAGGGAACGGGCTGAAGAAAACTCTAACGACATAAAACGACTAAATTGGATGACGGGTTATCTTCGGTCTAGATCAAATTCTAACCTTTTCCAAGATGAGGAAGTGAAAGAGTATCTGAGGGTCATGGCAGAGGAGGCTGTGCGAGATAAGAGCACTCTTGGTAAGACGGTGAATGCAGGAGGTAGATAATTATGGTATCATTTCTAATTAAAAAAAGAAGGCTATCTGAAAGGTCGCACCTAACAATTGAATTCCCTCAATCGGATAACAGGGTTATCAGGACGTTTATTCCTTTTTTAGAGAATCCAAGTATTTCCGAGAAGGGTAAAGCTAATCTCAATAGTTATAATCTAGTCGGAAGAGCGGGCCAGTTGTTTTCCTATGGGGGTGCCGAGTCTAGGAAGCTAACTGTAAACTTTAATATCACCCTTCTTCATGTGATGGAAGAGGAGAAGGATTTGGCTGAGATGTTTAAGAGTCAGTTCAAACTATTCTTCTCGGAAGCTGAACGTGCTAGGGAAGCTTTTGGTTTAAGCAAGGGCGCAGGCCAATCCGTAGACCGGGACGAGACAGCAGCACTAATGGGGGGAACTACCGAGGACTTTACTAACGAGGAGATAGGAGCTTTCGTTGACGAGGAGAATCAAGGTAAGGCCAGCGACTTTGTAATTGGCGAGGGAGGTCACACCAAAACGGGAGAACAAAGAGATCACGCAGCCCTTCACAGAAACTACTACAGGGAGCTTATAAAGCATGTAGCAGACTTCGACCCTAACAATTTACCAGGAGCAGAATTTATTAACGGCTTTTTTGAAGGGGGTTTAGGGATTAATAGCCCTGATGATAATGTCACAGCGTTAAACTCAACTATAAATTTAGTATACCTTTGGGTAAACCTTATAAGAGCTTCTAT